AAATTGAAAAAGAGGCACAACAAGCAAACAAAAACGTAATCAAACCTTAATATGAAATACATCCTACCCGTCATTGCAATTCTTTTCTTAACATCAACAACCCATGCCTGGCCCTTTGGAAAGAAAGAACCTAAACCACAACCTACACCAGCAGCTGTTGCTAAGCCAACACCTAAACCTACTATTAATGAAGGTAGAGAAATTGTAAAAGGTATCGCTGCTGAACTTAAAGCTGCTAAAGAAGAGAATACAAAGCTTAAAGCTTCTCTTGATAAGGCTTTGCAACAGACTCAAACTGCAGAAGCTAGGACTTTAGAAGTTCAAAAGTCAGCTGATGCTCTTAAGGAGTGGGGTGTTATTCAACAGGCTGAAGCACAGAAGTTTATGGAGAAGTATAATAGTGCTGTTAAGCGTTATCATCGTTTGAAAGCTATTGCTGCTCTTATTGCTGCTGCCGTTGGGGTGTTACTAGGTTTACAGATTATGGGCTTTGTTCCTCCTCCATATAGCTTACTGGTACCCGTAGGCGGGGCTGGATTGTTTGCAGCTCTTGTCTGGTTCTTCCTCTAATGTCTCTCGGAGACATTTATTCACAATCAGTCAAAGGTAAAGCGGTTGGAGGGTTGCCTTCTATAGGTTCAGCTGCACCCCCTATCATAGAACGCGACCCTCAAGTTCGTAAACTAGAACAAGACGTCTTTGCCCGGATGCATGAAATTGTTAAACCAGAACCTTTAGAACAAGGGCAGGCTGCACTTGATTTGGAGTTTGTTTCTTTTGAACAAGCATTAAAAGAATTGCAGCAAATGAGTTGAAACGACTAAATAATTAAAATTTAAATTTCCCGGCACCGGTTGCTAACTCTTATCGAGCGGAGAGAGACCTTTGTAAGATGAGAGGGTCCTAGGATCGCAACGAGCCTTTGGTCACGTCTTAGTGTAGGTTCAACTCCTACCCGGGAAACCATTTTAATGGCAATTAGTTAGACTGAGTTCTAATTAATTCCATGACATTTATTCTAACTTTAATGCTTCTAGGGGCTGTTGCCGGAGCTGTATATTTTTTTCAACAAGGTCGAGGCTGTCAAACCCAAGTAACTTTGCTTCAAGAACAGATAGAAGCTTACAAAGTTAACTCCTCTCCTCTCCAGGATCAACTAACAGAACTTAAAAGACAGAATGAAGTTCTGAGTAACGAAAAGATTTCTTTACTTCAAGATAAGGCTACACTAGAAGAGCGTAATAAGGCTTTAAAAGAGCAGATTGAGGTTGTCACTGATATTACTTCACAATTGGAAAAGCATACAAGTCAGGCCATTAAAGATCAGTATTTGGCCTCTCAAGACCAATCTGTCCAGACTTTAAAGTATGCTTTAGATCCAATCCAAGATCAGCTTAATACCCTCAGACAGCACGTCTCTGAGACCGCAGACCGTGAGACTCAGGCCCGGTCATCGCTTCTCAATTCAATTGAAGAATTACAGAAGTATCAGACAGACTTCTCTGAACGGGCTCGGGACTTAGTATCAGCTCTCACTGGACAGAATAGAGCACAAGGGGATTGGGGTGAAATGGTATTGCAGACTCTCCTTGAGACTTCCGGGCTCATTGAAGGGGTTCACTTCACCGTTCAAGGACATGCAAGGAATGACGAGGGTACAGCTTATCGCCCGGACGTCGTGGTGCAGTTCCCTGATAACAAGAACGTAATTATTGACTCAAAAGTATCTTTGGTTTCGTTTATGCGTTTAATGAATGCTACAAGTTCAGCTGAACAGAAGGCAGCCGAGAAGGATCTCATGATGTCTATTAAGCTTCATATTGATGGCCTTTCAAATAAGAACTACGAAGACTTGTATCCTTTCGGAATTGACTTCGTTATGTTATTTGTTCCTGTAGAAGGTGCTTATATGCAGATTATGCAACTGGATCCTTCCATCTGGCAGTATGCTTATAAGAAGCGCATTGTGCTTATGTCTCCTACGTCCCTTATTCCTGCATTGCGGATGGTACATCACATCTGGCAAAGAGATGGACAGCAGAAGATGGCCGATAAGATTGTTAAAGAGGCTTCTAACTTCTATGATAAGATTGCCGGGTTCTGTGATTCGTTTGTCAATATTGGAGATGCCCTTGAGAAGGCTTCTTCGGCATTCGGGAAAGCTAAGACTCAATTGTCAGAAGGTAAGGGCAATTTAATTCAGAGAGCCGAGCAATTCAAACAGCTCCACCTCCAACCTAAGAAGAAGATTGACGAGACTTTATTACTACAAAATTCATTTGAGGAGGCAGCATAAATAACTATGAATGTGGGACTCAATTACCAATATTGCCAAGAATGCAGCTTCGTTTCTCTCTTCAAATAGAGTACCACCAGGCACACCTATAGAGTTACAAGATTCTTTACGCAAAGAGAATCACTTTAAGTCAAAGAAGTTCTTTTTAGCTTTTTCTTCTTTTATAGGGGTATTAGCTTTTTATTTACTCTCTGTTGGTATTCTCTTTTTACTACCTACTGAGAATGAGCTTATAGCAGGTTACGTCACTATCTTTACAAAGACTATAGAGATTGTAGCTATTATTGTTGCTTCTTATATTGGTGTCCAGGCTGCAATCGACTTTAAGTATGGTAGTTCTTCTAGTACTAATCTTGACTCAGTTTTAACTTCTGAGCAAAGAGAAGAGAAGGTCATACAAGAGATGACAATTAAGTATGCTGAAAAGTTTAAGAATGATCCATCATATGCGCCAATTGAATGGGTTTTTAGTCAGGAGGAAGGTATATGAAAGTCTTACAAAGAGGAGATGTAAGTGAAGAGGTAAAGCAGTGGCAGTTGTTCTTACAGTCTGCTGGTTATAAGATCCCGGCTGTAGATGGAGCTTTTGGTCCTCAAACAGAAAGAGAGACAATTAAATTTCAAGTTAAGAATGGTCTAAAGCCTGACGGTGAAGTAGGACCTAAGACCTGGAAGTACGTAACTACAGTATCAAGTAATACACCATTATCTCAAAAATGGCCTAAACAGGATTACACTTCAATGTGTAACTTCTACGGACCGGTTGGCGAGAATATGACTCAGCTTGAATTACCTTATGTTATGAAACTGGCTTGGGATACAGGAGTAACTGTTAAGAAGATCTCTTGTCATCAAAAATGCGCTAAATCGTTTCATAATATTTTCGAAAAGACTTTAAAGCATTACGGAGAGGCTGAAATTAAAAAGCTAAGATTAGATTTATTTGGTGGCTGTTTAAATGTTCGTAGAATGCGTGGAGGTAGTGCTTATTCTATCCATTCCTGGGGGGCTGCTATAGATTTAGATCCTGATAACAATCAGCTTAAGTGGGGTAGAGATAGAGCTACATTAGCAAAACCAGCATATGAACCATTTTGGAAAATTGTTGAAGAAGAGGGAGCTACAAGTTTAGGTAGAGAGCGCAATTTCGACTGGATGCATTTTCAGTTTGCTTACCTATAATTTTTAATAAATAATATACAATGGATACTTTTGATAAACTAGTAGATCAATTATTAAACGAATTTAATGTAGAAGATCGTAACGACCCAGCCTTCTATGATTATGCTGTTATTTTTGTACAGCAATTAAAAGCTCGTAATATGGTGCAACCAGGTGTTGATGTTCGTAAAACAGCTATGCAGATTGTTAAAGATGAATATTATAACTATATTGATACTAATGATAATGTTTCTTTTAAGGTGTCATTCTTCTTTGATAATAAGACACCAACTCCTAACAATTTAAGAATTGAAGTTGATAATCTTCTTAATGACGACCCCCCAAAGATGATTGAGAATACTCATGAAGAGGAGTCAATTGATGAGATTGTTGACTTTTTAGATACAGCTTCAAGAGAGGCTGAACAGAAGTCAGGTGAAGTTCCTGGTCAAAACGTACCAGCTGAAGTAGGAGAGACTCCATCAGAAATGCCTCAAGCACAGCAAGTGCCTAATACGTCCCAATATCTAAAGGGACTATAAAATTAATCAAACTTCAACAAACGAAGTAGGTTAGGAAGAGTTTCTGGTAAGTCTTGTTTTCTTTCTGCACTTGAAACGATATCATTTAATTCATTGATAATATCTTTCAATACCTCTGAGACTAACGCGCCAGACTTTGTTTTTGCTGTAGGGTCTAAACTAACATACAAGTCGTACAAATCATTTGCGACAGAGTAGCTTGTATTTTCTTTTACAATTTTGTTATAAACATCTTTAAATTTATTCATTTCTTATACCTCTTCTTCCGGGTAACCTGCCATATACACACTCTTGTACTCGTATCTATTTAACATCTCTTCAATACGAGGGACATCAAAATCTAAAGCCTCATGCCAACTACTTGAGGTGTGTACTGTAAGTTCTAAAACTGCTGATCCGTTATTAAGAGTATTTTTATAAGGTTCAACGGCATACTTATTAGTAGCTTCAAGCTCACGTTTAATACTTGAATAAGCTGCTTGTTTTGCAGGTTCAATACCTCTTTCTTCTTCTCTACGAAGATAGATTTCTACTGCAATTTCTGAACCCTGAGACTCATCTTCTCCTTCTATATAATCTTGTTCGTTAATAACTTTTTTATAAGCTTCTTCTAGAAGAAGTTGATCTCTCTTTTTCATGTATTATATTTATTCTAATACTACTCTTCGAAGTCTTCAGGCTCTAGGCCCTTAATCTTTTCTTTAAGATAATTTAAAGCGTATTCAATATCGCTAATATCGTGAAACTCTCCACTGAATACCTCTGACAGGATTTCATCTACAGCATGATCAACAATTGACTCGATTTCTGGTTCTTTAAGTGACATATATAAATCTTATTTAATCTTCGATATATTTCAACTGCTTTGTTGTAAACTTCTTTTCAGAACAGAATATAGAGTAGATTAATCTTAATACACCTTTTTTAGATTCCATTACTATATCGGTACATTCTATCTTATTTTGCTCTAATTGATTAAGACCTGTTCGGATACTTTTAACAGCTAAGGCCACATCTTCGGGTTTAAATTCTTTAGCAAAGACTATATGAGTCTCGTAGAACGGATCAGGCATTATAGTGACACCGTTTTTAAAGAATGCTGTAACAGCTGTTTCTGCTCCTAGAAGTAAGCAGCAATCTTTTAAGTCTTCGTTAAATTCGAAGCCAGTCACATAAAGTATTTATGTTATTTGTTCCAGGGCAATTTGTTACGTGTCGGATACAAATTTGTCTGTGAAATTGTGCGCTGAGCTTCATCAGCTGCTTTAGCTACGAGATCTTGTGCTGCAAGTAAATTTTTCCTACCTTCTTCACTAATATACTTTTTGTAAGCTATTATTTGAAGATCATGTAGTATGTCCTCTAAACGATCTTTATCGTCTAAGATAGGATGTCTTTTAACTTCCTCATTAACAATTGATTCATTACAAGCTTTTTTAATATCTCCTGCAGAAACGCCATACTCATCAGCTAATTTATTGTAGTTTACTTTTTGGCCTTTTTTCTTTGCAGCTTTAGCTTTTTTAGCAGCATCTTGGATTTGTCTGTGTTCCCAGGCGCGCTCTTCGGCATCTTCATTAATAATCTTACTATACACTAGATCGAATTTTTTCATATATAATAATTAAGGATTCTCAGCTAATATTTCTTCGTATGTTGTTTGTACACCTTCTTCTCCGAGCTGCATAAGATAATATTCATCTCCTTCATCTCCGGGGACTATATCCATAATTATCCAACCATCTTTGTCTCCTTCGAGAGTCACAACATCACCGACATTAAAACGTTTTGGTGCAGGCTGACCTGTTACGTAAGCTTCATTAACAACATTTTTAAAGTATCCTTTTTTCATTATATTATATTTATTGACAATGATAGTTAAGAAATCTTTGAGCGCCCTTAGCTGTAGCGTTGTTCTTATTCTTTTGCTTAGATTTTAAAGCTCTAGCTTTTGCGCAGGTAACCTTACCTTTTACCTGACGCTTTAAGATTCCAGGACGAACCGGGTCGTGAATAGACTTTTTTTCGTTTATGTATTCTTTTAGAGAGATCATTTTAAAGATACTTGAACAGCTGGGCCATTTATTTTATCTTTAAAATCGATACTTGAAAATTTAAATTGTGGTATAAATTGCTCTAAATTATCTAGATTAAAAAATAACGACTCTTCAGGTGTAATGAATAATATATGTTTAAATGGTTCTGGTTTTTTAAGAAGCTCTTGTTTATAGTTAAAGAAACTCATACGGGCTATAGCATCAAATGCTTGTTGCCTGTTCATATTGTCAACACCAGGGAATAATCGATCATATTCACTAGATGGTACAAACTTATATGTTTTGGTAATCATTTCTCGCATAAATTTATCTCCTAGGTTTTTACCTGGTAATATTTTATTAAGTATTTGAGCATGATCTAAAATGTTTATGCTTGCTTCACCTGAACGGCGAGTACCTGGTGTTGGGTTAGCAGTGAACATATTACTAGGTAGGATGAACCTATTTCGATCAGGTAGGTTTTTTGGTATTTCTTTATACACTTCATTTTGAAGTAGCGGTTCACCAAAACTATCTTTACTATCTTTTAATCTACCACCACCGCTACCTAAAGATATTTGTCCTTTAACCTCAACCGGTAAACCACTTACTAGAAGATCTCCTTTTGTTGCAAAGGTTATTTGAGGTGATAAAAGAGATAATGAGACTTCTCCAGGGCCACGCGTACCAGCTTTTTCTCCAAAAGCATAACGAAAGACATCCATAATAAGTTCTTTACTAACAGAGCCATAACCCTTTATAAAATTACTAGTAGGTTGTCTCCCTTCTTGTAATAATCTGTTTGTGTCGATGTAACTTACTTTACCATACATCTTTAAAAATTCCTCAATTTCATTTGTATCGGCTTGGGAATTAAGTAAAGCGTTTATAAGGGTTTGTTTATATATACCTTTTGCTGCTAAATGATCAACTTCAGGTTCTGTAAATTTCTTTTGCAACCAATATGAAGGGTTGGTTTTAAATGTATCTTCTTTATACTCTTTTCCTTTTTTACCTTTAGGTAAAGGCTCGTCAACTACAACAAGCTTTTTATATATAGAGTTTATTATTTCAGGATTCTCTTTCATTTTTTGTATAATGAAAGCCATTCTATCTTGATTTTTTAATCGTTGTTTATCGTCTTGCTCACAGACTAAACTATAAGACTCAGACAGAGTACGAAAAGTAGATTTAGTTTTAGGTGCTTTATTGGCTAATAAAGAGTCGTAGATCTTATTGAGAAAGTAATCAGACATATAGATATATTATTTATTACGGATATAAATAATTGAAATGTCTTTTAATAGTCTTATACAGCAATACCTCGAAGAGAAGGCTGAACCTACAAAGGAAGACTATGAAGCTATGCCCTGGAGTCTAGAAATTGTTAAAGATTCAAAGCGATCGGAAATGTATAATGAGCTAGGGGACCTCATTATTAAGCTTTTTGAGCTAAGATCTAGGTTAGAGTAACCGGTTCAGGTAAGGTCACAGTAGCTGGCATAGGCACAGAAGGGTTAGCCAAAGTACGAGACAGTTCCGGTACTTCTTGAGGCTGGGCAAATTGAATCACCTGATTACTCTTTCTGCTATTACCCTTACGGCGATAACCTAAAATCATTACCTTACCGTCCTCGGTCTTCTGAAGAATGGGAACGAGACGGCCTTGCATTACTAATTTGTTAACTTTTTGTGGTGACATATATTTTGTTTGAAAGTGGTGGAGGTGCCGGCCTACGATAGCCGGTTCCCTTGCAACGTACTCTAAAAGGTCTACATGTTTTAGTATCTTTAGCATTTCAGCCACCATACGGTAACGAAGACTTTAGGCTGCTTGGCGATACTAACCGAGTTTTTAGTCTGCCTATAGACATTATCGCAATCTATAAACGGTTGATATTTTGTTATTACATTAGAACTACCAACAATCTAATTCCCTCTGCTATCAATACAACCTTAGAGGATCTGGTTATAAGGACCTTAGGCTGCTAAGAGCATTTCGTCTTCGATGCCAGCGAGGTACTCGTCAGCATTGTTGAAGATATGCTCGGCTTCAGCCAAGATGGAGTCAGTATTATCTGCTCTTAATTTTTTTAATCAGCTTTTAACGAGGCCAACTGATTAACCTCGACATGCGCTTTTAGATTCTGTTCCAGGTCGAATCCTTTCACCCCCATAAATGTTAAAGATCTGTTAAAGCTTATACAATACTTTTGTCAAAGCATTATGTAAACTGTTGGTGCCTCTAATTGTATATCTAATTAGAGTTCTGTACCAGCTAAATTTTCTTAAAAACGAAACAATTCTTCTTGAAAGTTTTTTATTCTCTATGGCTCTTTTTTCAGCCCAGGTTTTATTATTTTTAATTCTTTCGCTAATCGGGTCTTTAGTAACTTTAATAAGTTTAATTTCATCTAGTTTACCTTTAGTAAAGTAAGCTTCAAATTCAAACCACCAATCATAACCCTGAATTAATTCAATATCATCCCAGGACATTTGCTCCGGGTCATCGCTAATCCAATCCCAATGATAATCATTATTGTCGGTATGAGTAGTATAGAAGTTAATTGTACCGTGAAAATCAACATCTCTCCATTCTTCTTTAATGACCTCAAAATACCCTTTTAAGAAAGCACTATCATCATCTTTCCATTCTCTTTCTTGCCAGAGATGACGAAGTTTACCGGATTTAGTAATCTCGTAAGCATCTAAAGCGTTGTCTAAATCTTTAGTTTGAAAGTCTAGTTCTTCCCAATTGACATCAAGAGCTTTAAGCTCTTTAGTTAACGGAAGCTTTTTCTTTATGTAGATGTGATCGAACATTCCCATTTGTAGTAATTATGCAGGCTTTTATCTGTACTGCAAGAATAAATATTAATAGATGAGCAAAAGTAAGCGCTCTCGTAAGACTAAAACATCTAATGTTAGTGGAACCGAGAGCAAATCTGCGCCGGCCTTAGACACGTCTCCGTATGTGTTCCAAAGGGAGAAGATCAAACATGAACTTAATGTCCGGGATCTCCCTTGGACTGAAAAACAAAAAGCTTTAATTGAGCTCATACTACATAAAGATACTAAAGCAGTTTTTATTAGCGGGCCTGCAGGTACAGCTAAAACCATGCTTGCAACATATTGTGGTTTAAAACTTTTAAATCAAAGAAAGATAAGTGAAATTGTTTATATAAGATCGGTTGTTGAAAGTGCTTCTAAGTCATTAGGCTTTTTACCTGGAGAGGCTGACGATAAGCTCAAACCATTCATTATGCCGTTAATAGATAAATTAGAAGAACTATTACCCGCTAATAATATTAAATTTTTATTTGACGATGAAAGAATTAAACCTATACCTATTAACTTTTTAAGAGGGGCTTCTTTTAATGTAAACTACATAATTGCAGATGAAATGCAAAATGCTGAATTTTCTGAAATTCAAACTATTATTACCAGAATGGGCAACTTTAGTAAGTTTATATTTTGTGGTGATCCAATGCAGACAGATATTAAAGAAAAAGGCAAAACAGGCTTTAAACCTCTTTTTGATCTCTTTAATGATGAAGAATCTCGCAACAACGGCATTTACTGCGTAGAGTTACTAGAAGAAGATATTATGCGTTCTGAAATTTTAAAGTTTATTGTAAGTAAGCTTCAAATGTACAAGAAGTAAATTAACGGCAGAAGAATAAGTATATATGTGAACGCTCTCATCGACGAGCTTTACGACCCGGAGGACTGTAATAAGATTCGATCTTTTTACAAAGAGGATAACTCGCTTCACACGGCATTACGCCAGGCCATTGGTGAACAGATTACTATTAAGTCTGATAAGTTTTTAGCTTCTAACCCCATTGATGTTATTTGTCTAGTTTGTTTGACAGCTAAGTTTGCTTCTTCAGAAGACGAATGTCATAGAGTGGGTGTTACGGTTAGCCAGATGATAGATGAACCCAACCCTCTACCCTATGTTCATAGAGATGATCCCTTAACTCTTGCTAGTAAGACACTTATATCATTATCCTTCTTTTATAAGGCGTTAGAACATAGATTCTTGTGTCACGGATCACCCTCTCCTGCGTTTTACCGTAATCTCTCTAAGTCCGTGTATAAGTCGAATAAGCAGCCAGATATAGCGGCTCATCACGAAAAGTGGGAAGGCTTCTTAGGGGAGATGTTTTGTTAGTTGGATCTTTATAGTTTTTACTATAAATTAGTGGTATGGATAGTTTATTAAACAATTTATTATTTTCAGATCATAATTTATCAACAGCAGCATTCAATCTTTCAAACATAGATCTAACCACCGAAGCAGGGCTAAGTAGCTTTTTATCAGGGTCTAATATTGACTTTGGTGCAGCAACATCCATTGAATTACTTTCGGCATTTAATAGTCAAATACAAGATCTTTCTCAAACCTTACTTCAAGGTTTAAGCGCTGATCCAATACACCCTTATGACTTGATAAAATTATCATTATTCGGGTCTGATTATAAATTTCCTACTATAGATGAAATAGAAGTTCCTGAAGAGGTGACACCTCAAAGCATCGTTGATAACTTAAAAGGGCATGAAAAACAGTACCGTCAAAACTTACTAGAATATGTTCATAATAGAGAAGATTACCAACTTACCGGGTTTCATGATCATATAACTATGCTATCTGAACCCTCAGGGGAAAAATGTTTTACAGTAACTGAAAAAAGGTTTAAAAATTATATTGAAGCTGTAGAAATTCTTGTCAATATTAACCGAGAAGATATTAATGAGTTAAACTATATGGACTATTACAAAAAGATTGGTTACTGTTTAACAAAAATCTTAACACAGAAAACAGTTTAATTAGCCACCTAACCGTTGAATAGCAGCAACAACTGCTTGATAAGGTATTTGTATAATTCGGAATAGTTTTAGTAAAGCGCTTTCTTTATTAATAGGTACTGGCGCTCGAGATGCTTTTGATGTAGATGCAAGACGTACTTGTTCATCACTTTCAACCAAGTTAATATTTGGTACTCTCATATTGTGAGCGTGAATTTGATCAGTTAATGTGTGATGGTGAGGGAAGTTAAATACAGGAATAAAACCAGGATTAACACTCGGTCCTAAAGCACCAACTACGTAACACGTACCTGGTAAAATTACCCCTGTAGGGAAAGGCTCGAGAGGGAGCGCTTTTTCAAGAGCTTCTCGATAATCCATAAAGAAGTTAATAATTTGTCTCGGTGAAGCTATAATAGCAGACGGGTCTAAAGTTCGGATACCCACTGTTCTTAAAAGGTCTCTTAATCCTTGAGCTGCAGCAATTCCGCTCCAGCGGGCAGGGCCACCATACTCTGCTTCTTGGGATGAGTGTTTTGTTCTTTCTTCTTTGTAAGGACAAGTAGCTGATACAAATGATAAGTCACCATCAACGTGAGCTCCTCCAATAGCCACCATGTTACCGGTAATTGTATGAGTGCCTTGAGTAATAACTTGACCATCACCGTTTCGACCGGGTGTTAATGCAATACTATCTCCGTCAAGTTGTAAGTGGTTACCTGAGATACGTGTTTCCCCTGTTGCTGTACCAATTACTACCTCCGGTCCAACCATTTGGGTTTGACCGGCTTTTATAATAAGCGGTCCTTCAGTTGAAAGTTCAATACCTTGAGCACCAGCTCGAAGCTTAAAATGGTTACCAACTTCCATGGTATAGTTACCCCCAATTGTTGGTAGGGGGTTAAGACCGTTTACTTGTGCAATTTTACGACTTTGTTTAGTCCAGGCTCTTTTTTCACCTTGAAGTCCTGATGGTACGTCTTTACCTTCAGATATACTCTCATAAGATTGAAAATCATTATAGGCTGCTCCAACTTTTACAAATTTATTACCCACTATAAAAGTAATATCGTTACCACCGAGGCCTGTACCTCCTGATGCTCGAGATTCTAAATCTAATAATCTATCCTTTTGAGCATTAGCAGCTGCAACTGTTTTTTGTATTTCAGGTGTTTGGTCTGATTTATCTTCTACAGCTCGCTTACCCTTACACGTACGGCATTTACCTTCTTTTAAATCAAAAATATCTACTAAGTTATTAAAAAAACTTCCAATAGACTCTAATATAAGAGCACCTATTTGTAGGGGATTTAAACCGGCAAAGGGTTGACTTGGGTACCAACTGTTAGTATCTGATACCGGTTTTTTCTTTTGATTAACAGATTGTTTACCACCACCCCCTGGTACTTGACCGCAATCTGGGCACGGTTTTTCAGGAGAACTATTTGAACCTTCCCCTGTATTAGAGTTTGTTTCAGATAAAGTTCTATCAGCTCTAGCAAGAGCTTCTTCAGATTTTTGTAATTCAGCAGAAAACTCGTTATATTCAGGAGAGCCTGGTTCAAGTGTTGAAAGAAATTCTCTACCACTATTCACAGATTCTCGTAGCTGAGATGCTTGACTGAGTAATAATGCCTGACTAGTACCAGCGCCAGTAGGTATAGTATTACCCATACTATAAGCTACTCCAGTTTCCCCTGTAGCGGGATCTACTTCTACAGCTACGTACCGATTATTTGGATCTGCAGGTATTTTAGCAGCTGCAGCTTCAGCAGCCGCTCTTGCTGTTGGACTTAAAGATTCGTTTCTAGATTCGACTACTCCTGCTGTTGCCATATTATATCATCCTTTCTTATTCTGTACCTTGAAAATAATCTACAACCCCTTGTACGGCAGCTCCTGCCGTAGATTTTACACTACTTGCAGCGTTGCTTACAACCTCTACAACAGCATTACCGAATTTTGCATAACGGTCTGCTTGTTGAACACTGACATTTGCTCCCGCAGCTGAAGAAGCTGCTCCAACCTGTTGTAACACATCTTGATTATTGAGAGCTACATCCCCTAAACCAGTTGATTGAGCATTTAAAATTTCAGAAGGCGTTGAGGGTGTTTCAGGTTTTTGTGGATGTGGTCTTGTTGCACCAGAGCCTCCACTTGAACTACCACCACCTTGTTTTAACATATTTTGATTAATTTTTTTCACGATTTGGGCATGTTCTTCTATAATTGCAAGCGCTTCTGGTGATACGTTACCAACAATTGTCACTCGATCCCCGATTGTAACATTGTTGTTAGTACCTTGTGTCCAGTTTTCTCTATTTAGGCAGCTGCTATAAAGGTTACCAGCAATTTGTTGCATGTGTTCATTAGGGGAATAATGCACCGAGCCTTTTATATTAAATTCAAAATAACCACCATTAGAGTGGAAAATACGAACTGATCGACAGTCCTCCTGGTCAGTAATCGTATCAGTAAATGTCATACCGCCTGATTGATTAGGGCGGAATATAGCTTGATTACGAGGGGTAGTATCCTCGAGTGCTGGATAATGAGCCCCAGGGCTTGAACGCTTATAAGCATTACCCCATTCTTTAGAACCGTAAGAAGCAGCAAAGTAAACAGGGTACAAAGGATCTCCTCCTCTAAAGAATACCCATAGCATTGCACCCGGGTTTGGTACTGAAAATAGCCCTTGAGGCATACCTGTAGTATCTGTTACTGTTGGTTGGGTGTCTGTCGGGTTGCGTACCATTGTACCATCAAGTTCTGATCCGTTATTTTCAGGGCCTGTAGAGCCTGTTGTAGGGGTTGTAGTTATGGGAGCAGTTCCTTCATAAGGAACTCCCAATTGGGTGGTATCAGCTCGGCCAAGAGCTAACATTGCTTGTTGCCCTTCTGGAGTCAATCGAAATAAATTTGATTTTTGACCACCAATACCTAGATATGTCGGAAGTGTGTTGCCTTCAGTTGCAAAGGAATGCCAAGAACCGTTCACAAAAATTTGAGCGTGACCATATTTTTTACCGTTTGCGCTTGTACCGTATTGATGTAGCATTACATCGCCTTGTTGAGGTTGATAGGTTGATCCCTGTATTATTCCTTGGTTTGAATATAGCTTGTTACCCTTTCCGGGGCCGCTAGTAGCAGTAGCTGTAAGAATATCATTAGCCCCGGAAAAATCATTTCCGTTAAATCCTCCAGAGTAGTTGTTACCTGTTATATACTTTGCAACTGCAAGTGTACCTCTTCCACAGTAAGTCATTTTAGAAGTACGAAGTACTAGATCGCCTTTAGCTTTTCCGAAATCGAAAGCGTTTTTACTACCACCCGGTAAGGCTTCTCCGCTAGCTCCAGCCTCTGTACTTAAAATAGCTCCTTCTGCAGGTTCTGGTGATACATATGGCGGTGGTGTAGGTTGTAAATGTGGAGAAGCTTGAGCTGGGTTTGAACTAGGTGCAAAAAGAGCTTCTTGTGGTTTATTAAGGTCAATTGATGGCGGAGGTGCTGTCCAGCCTTTACGTAATGGTCCCCAGTATCTGGCAGCCCCTGTACTTGCATTACTACCTATTGCCCCATCTTGTCTTACAAGCTGTTGTGTGATAACAATTGCTGCTGTAGAATTAACAACAGGATCGATTAGTTGTTGCTGAGAGAAAGCAGGTTGTCCATTAATTGTGGTTCCAGGTTGAATACCAGCCGCCTGCATCGCCCCTCTATAATTGTTATAATCTAAAGGGGATAATTGAAATAACCCATTTGAGTTTCCAGTAAATTTACCTACATCCCCAACTGTGTTTGTGTTGTAGCTTGATTCTCGATTCGCAAGATGAAATAGATAGTTTGCCCATGAACCAGGGGAACCATCAATACCATGTTTAGCTCCATCAGATGGTACAAAGCCGTTTAAGCTTGAATTTGCTATTTGCCCTTCTAGAAAGCCTAGAAGCTCCCCTTTATTGACTCTACCATCTGCCCCGACACTAATAGCACCACTATTTATAGGGGTAGGGTTAGCGGCTGCAGCCGCTTCAGTTTCCGTTCCATATGTTTGATTGAAGTTACCAGATTGATCGTTGTAATGACCAGATACAGAATTACCAAAAATAGGAGCTGCTGCTTCTGCCCAGGGCAACATTAGTTTTAATTGATCTATATCTACTTTGCTCAAAGCAAGTTCAATATTATCACCGGTACACTCTATAAATTTATCTACACCCTCTTTATTCCATCTTTCATCTAATGCAGGTAAAACATGCGGTACAAATATTTGTACCCGGCCTCTTTGTTCGGGGTCTGTGTTACACACACAAATACCTAAATAATTTCCATAAAATTTTTGTTCTTCTCTTATCATATTATGGTACTCCTACATAAGTTGGGTTAGGTTGATTAGGCTCAGTTTGAACAATATTAGCACCATAGATACCTTTATCGTAAGTTGTGCCACTAGCGGTGAAAGGTACTGTAGAATTTGAGCCACCAGGTGCAGCACCGGGGTTACCTCCACCTGCAAAGAGTGGTGCAAGGATTGAAAACTGTCGAGCAAAACCATTAAAAACACTGGCTAAAACACCACCCTGTAGTCCTTGTAATACGCTATGTAACCCATAACCCATATTACCATTTAAACCGAAACCGGTAACCGATGAAATTTGACCTAGAATATTACCAACTTGTGGTACTTGAGCTAAAGCTTGATTAAAAAGTTGTTGTGGGTTTTGTAAAACGTAAAGGCCTTCAGATACACTGGGCGGTAGCATGGCAAATGCATAATCTAAAGGGCTCTGTAATATACCATTTAAAGTATTTGAAAACGTTAAAATATTGTTTGTAAAGCTTGTTATAGCATTTGCTCCTGCAAATATTGAAGCTAAACCACCTATTTGTCCCGCGAAATTAGACAACTGAGATAAGAAATCTGTTAACCCAGGTAACAAATTATCAATGATACTAATTAAAAACTTTTGTACACTATCAAGAGCAGAATTAATAAGGTCACTAATCATTTTCATGACCTCCATTAACCCTGCATAGATGTCAGATAATAACTGAACTGGTATTGCAAGTATACCGTCAATTGTTGAAACTAATGATTGAATGCTACCAAAAATTTGTCCAGGTAGTTCAAACATTTTACCTAAGTTATGATTTTTGTAAGTAGCCTGAAATTTGGCGCGGAGGGTGGGACTAATTGCGTCTAAAATAGGGCCTATTGTATTTGGTAGATCAAATACCGACCCTAGCGGATCCTTCATTACATTTGTCAATGAGTAAAGAGTAGCACCCATGAAGCTAGAAACCGGCTTTAATGCATCAGCTATAGCGTCACTGGCTTGATCTAGTGTACCAGTAATACCACTTGAAACATTACTAATACCAGATGTTATTAACCCCGCCCCAGTTGCTACATACAGGTTAGCATACTGATATTTTAATTTTTTGTAAACATTGTCATCAATACGACTGAGTGCTTGAGAGTTTGTGCCATTTATTGTATTTTGAAAATTAGCGACACTTTGATTAATACCACCAAGTGTAGAGCGCACCGGACCTGTTGAACTGAAAAATTCAATAACAGGGTCTATTCTTTTTACAGCCCGAACTACTTCAGACGGGTTTTTATAAGACCATACAGTCGATGACATTATATATTATTTAGCTAGAGAATCTAGCTAAACAACTTACTTTACTAATCCTTTAACCCAATCAACAGCTTTTTGCCAGTAAGATTTAACTACAGGAACTGTAGCAGCAGGAATTTCAGCAACAGCTTCAACAGCTTCTACTGTTTCCTTTTTAATTCTCTTAACTGTTTTCTTAAGAGTTGTTGAAGGTTTTTTAGTATATTTACGTTTTGTTGTATACTTTGCCATAACTATTATTATTTATTCGAGTTATCTGCTAATCTCTTCCCAGTCCATAGAAGCGTGAATATCTGCGCCGTTTGAATTAGCAACAGCAACAACAGAAAGTTCATATGGAGTTCCAGGGGTTCCGTTTAATGCATCTCTTTCTAATTGGAATTTAAATAATGCCTCTTTAAGAATATCTACTGATGTCGAACCCTGATTAGAGCCATACATATAACCGGATGCTAATATTCTTCCCCCTGTGTAAGTTCCTCCCCCAATCTTGTATTCTACAGCACTGTCAAGACCAGCATCAGTCCAAGTTCCTCCATTAGATGTACCACTAGCCCGTACCTGCCAGTTATAGGTTGCATTATTTGTAATTCCCAAAAGAGAAATTGCAGTTAAGATTACAATTGCATCTAATCTATTCGGTACTGTTTTAAGACGAATTGACAGAACTGTATAAACCGTTCCTGCAGTTGTTAAATCAACAGGTGTTTGAACTGGTGTTCCCACTGCTTGTTGCAAACCTCTTAATTCATAACCACCTTCTGAAATTACAGTAGAACATACTTGTTTTAAGGTTTTAGTACCACCTGTTTCTGCTTTATTAGTAATTTCATATCTCAGTGGTAGAGAGGCTGTAGTAATATAAGTTGAAGGAATTAAATTTGCATGGTGAAATGAATGACAGACAATAAATTTACCATTGATTACAAATCCTATTCTTACTGTCCCTAAACCAAGCCATTCAATATCTGTCCACAATATTTGTGCTTTTGTAATATCTAAAGTAAATCCAGAAGGTCCAGTTCCATCTAATCTGTCACCATTCCAAGCCGATACAGGTACTATGGTTTCTGAAGAAGGGGAGCCATTAACTAATGTTCTTTCAACAAAGCTCATTACACCACCATCTAGTTGAAAATAGATACCATTATCTTGTCCAAAATATCCAACTCTCTGTCTTAAATTTGCAGCAGAGGAAGCCATGACAAATGTGTTCATTACTAATAATGACTTGCCAGGTTGATAGGAGAATACTTTTGTTGTCTCTCTAATAACAGATGACCCAGATAAACCATTAACAGTCATTTCTATAAGACCTTGATTTTGATTGAATGCATAAGTTCCACCAACTGCTGTTAAAGATGACCAGAGATTATTGTCTCTATATCTATGACTTGAATCAAATAAAGTCATGGGAGAAGATGTTCTCAATCTTCCAAAGGCATCAAGCTGAGTTGCTTCCGGTGTTGTGGTAACTTCTGTAATTGGATTTAAGACAGTAACTGAACCAGATATTGGTAAGGTTTGAGTTGTACTAATTGCTACAGTATTTGTTATTGTAGCATTAACAGAAGTTACAGGATTTGTTACCGTTAAAGAACCTGAAACTCCAATTGTGTTTGTAACAACAGCATTAACAGAAGTTACGGGGTTAGTAACTGTAACACTTCCTGATATTGGCAAGGTCTGAGCTGTACTGATAGATACGGTATTTGTTATATTAGCATTAACAGCTGTAACAGGATTTGCAACTGTAACATTTCCTGATATTGGTAAAGTTTGAGTTGTACTAATTGCCACTGTATTTGATATAACAGCTGTTAAAGGCGTTACATTAGCCACTCTAACATCTAAAGCTGATAGTGTAGGATCAACATTGGCAAAATTACCTTGTTTATCTCCAATTGTTATATCATCGATAGTAGATTCTAAGTCTTGTGTAAGAACTTGAAGGCCGTTTCCATAACCAGGTATAGCTACAACATCTACGGTTACCCCTGAGCTTTCATCTGAAATGTGTACTGAACCAATATTTACCTCTGAGGATGAAAGAGTTACTTGAAGATCAGAGAAGTTAGTTATATAATTGGCCTGAGCATATAGAGGTCTACCTAGAGCATCTCCTTCTACAGGTATCCAGGAATAGGTTTCAGCTATTCCAACGTTATAAGCTCTTGGTGTATCTTTAGTAGCAGATAATATAGGGGTTAATACAGTTCCCATCTATAATACTTATAAAGTTCTTTAACCTACTTTCCAAATTTCTAGTTGGAATAATATTGCTCTTGTTTCTGATGGGAAAGCAGCGGTAACGGGTTCCCGTAAACTACCTGTTACACCACCTTGATTGCCGCGTATTCTTATACGGTAAGAACTTGCTATTGGGACATTTATTCTACCAGTAAGAACATGGTCATAAGTCATAACAGAAGACGCACTCCACGGTTTTGTCATGTATGGTGTACTCATAAGTACAGGGGCACTTGTTCCCGCTTGTTCAAAAATGTAATCAACAGCACTTTCAACACCTGAAGACCATGTTATTAAAAGAGGAGCTCTAAGAGAAATTTCATAAACACCTGCACTCGGGAATGAAACAAGACCACTAGGGTCACATGTTATACCTATAGTATCGTAACGTAAACTGTTTGTCGGGTCTTGAGGTTGACCTGGTTGAAATCTTAAAAATCTTTCTACCATAGAGCCAAAAGCGGGTCTGGATGTGTTAGTGGGTGCAGGTAAGATAATTTGAGCTGGTTGATTTTCAGCTGCTGAAGCTCCGGTTATAAGTTTTAACGTACTGACATTGGTATATGTACCAGCCATTTCATAAAATCTAGCATATGGTATATTAGATAAATAATTTCTCATAAGTTCTGCAGTTATTTTTTTAAGAGAAGTTCCTGATGTATCATAAATTAGAAACTCATCATTATTACTTAAGGATGTTTTGGAATTTCGATTAGTAATAATAGTAGGACTTGCTGTAGTACTGATATTGATTGGAGATCCACTAAAAACAGATGTAGTTGTACCGGTTGTTTCACCATTAATGTTTATATTGTGAAGATAGAGTTTTCTACCCAATCCTGCTTCAAGAGCGTAACCGGCGGTATATGCTTCGTTAGCTACTTGAGCAAATACCGATCTATCTGCTGAAAGAGCAGATAATGAAACATCTGCTGTAAATGCTTTGTTTGCTAATACTGCGCGTTCTGCTGAAAGAGCAGAAATAGCAGTTGTAGCCGTAGATGCATTACCTATTAAATTCCCTCTAAATGTAGTAGCTGAGACTTCACTTGCAAAAATTTGATTAGCGGAAAAGTTACCTGAGGTATTTCTTAATACTATAGTGTTTGTCGTTGCAGCAGATGTTGCAGTAGTTGCAGAGTTTGGAACTTGCCCAAACGATAATGCATTAGCCACTCTCACTAAAACGGTATCATTAGTTGTTGCTGAAATATCTATTGGTACGTCTGTTGCATTTGTGGGATTACCTTTTATGGTTAAAGCGCCCATATTAGCAAGTTTAGAATTAGTAACTGCTCCTGCTAAAATTTTATTAGTGGTTATGGCGTCTGTAGCTATTTTGACATCTGTTACAGCGGAATTATCAATTTTAGAAGTTGTAACAGCATTAGCAGAAAGTTTAGCAGTAGTTACAGCATTGTCAGCAATTTTATCTGTTTGAACGGCCCAAAAAGAAATATTTTCAGCTAATACAGCAGCAGATGCAAGTTCTGTATTGGTTATAGTATCAGGATTAATTTGCCAAAGTGTTCCAATATTTGAGACAGTAATATCTCCTTTATCGCCATCAGTTAAATTACCTGTTACCCCTGCAAGGGTTGTGTTTGTCCATTTTGAACCGTTCCACTGTATAATGTTATTAAGAGCTAAAGAAGTGAATTGTACATCAGATAAAGAGCTTAAAGCTATACTTGATGAAGTTAATAAACGTTTACCAAATGTTGTAATGTCTTGCCCTAGCTTTATTGTACCGAGAGAACTATCGAAAACACTTGCTGAAAATATATGTGTGTTAGTAGTATTAGTATTAACACTAAAATCAATAGTAGTTGAATCATTTACTAAAAATGATGATGTTGTAATGGTTGCAGTTGGTCTGGCTGAGAGGGCACTTGTTAGTAAATATAAACTACATAAATCTCCTGCAATGTTTATAAAATTGTCGTTTAAAACTAATCGGGAATCACCAAGGCAATCTCCACCATCTAAAGCAGATAAACGAGATAGTTTAGAAGAACATGCTGCGGTTGTACTAATCGGTGTTGCCATTATAAAATATTTATGCTACGGAAACGTTAAAACAAGTTGATTACGTTTTAAGTTCTTTTAATATTTAGTCGTGAATATATTTGTAACCAATGAAAATCCGGTTATTGCGGCTAGAGAGCTTTGTGATAAACATGTTAGATCTAAAATGCAAATTGAGTCCGCTATTATGCTACAAAACTGTTTTACTAACGAACAGTTACAAGATCCAAAATGTCCTAGAACTAAAACCGGTAAAGCCCGTAAAGCGGGTAAAGGTTATGCCAAACATCAGTGCACTCTTTGGACAATGGAATCAAGAGCTAACTTTATGTGGCTTGTAGAACATGCTTTAGAAATGTTTAACGAAAGAGATTATCGCTGGCCAAATTCCAATCCCCATTTCACAAAAGAATTTATTGAATGGTGTAAACAAAACAAAGACAAGACTATTCATACAAATAATGAACCGACGCCTTTTACTATTGCGATTGCAAAAGACACCGAATGTCGGAAGATAAAAGATTTTGACAAGCTTTCTGTAATTGAACAATACCGGCAGTATATTATAAAAGATAAACCTTTTGTATCTTGGACTAAACGTGCCCAGCCCTTCTGGTATACAACTTAAGCATTTGTTAATGGCAAAATATTCTTCAATGTATATTCCCCTGTCTATGCCTCCTACTACAGAGGATAAGTTTGCTATCTATCTCACTATAGAAGGAGATGTAGAAATGTTTCTCTATGATGGTAAACAGGTTTTTACTCCAGACTTCCCTGATATACCTATTGAGAGAATTGACTTAAAGGACGGCAGAACTATAAGACAAGAAACATTAGCTCGTATCTGCCGTTACCTCATGTCTCAGCAAACTGTTGAGTATAATAAGGAGTTTAAGTTCTGGGAGGCTTTACCTAACGATCCTTTTTAAAAAAGAAACTCCCGACCTTCGATCGGGAGTTCTTTTAAATCGTTGAGGTTTTCCACCAATACCTGTATTAGAGGTATGTAGCTGCTTGACCAGGTACGAACGATTGGCCCAAGCCGGTGCAGATTACCATGTGATAGTAAAGTGAAGCACCGAAGATGTGGTCGACAACACCATAACGTGTTAATAGACCAACTCTTGGACTGAAGTCGTTAGGACCGATAGTACGCTGAACCATGACAGGGATATATGGGCAGTATACGATACCAGTATCGTAGTACTCTGGGCCCTTATAACCTAACAGAGCGTAATCAACTGTTGTTGCGCGGCCTGCTGCATAACCAGCGTTTGCGTAACTTTGTGTTGATTGTGCTTCTGTGCGTGTGTCACGATAGATTTGGAAGCGGCCACCTACTGAACCAACCTTAGCGATACCGACAGGTGCTGTGTTAACAGAGCCTGTTACGGGCTGCCAGGTGAAGTTAGGAAGTGTCTCGAGGATTGCGCAGATACGTGGTGTAGCGATGATGAAGTTAGCAGCGCCACGACGGTTGCGAACAGCAACGCGGTTAGCTTCAACAACAACTCTGTTGTAGAAGTCACGGGCACGCTCACCTGACCAACGGCCGTCAGCTGAGATAGCTGACCATGTTGAATAGCCAACGCCAGCGCCAGCATTCAAGCATGTTTGGATCATACGAGCAATCATTTCACGGTCGATCTCAGCTTGAATTTCATATGACATAGCATTTGTTAATTCAGCGTCGATATCGATACCGTTCATGTTTCTTAAATCTTGTTCGAGTTCAACGGACCACTTAGCTGCGAGACGGCGTGTACCGGCTTCAACTGCGGTCTTTTCAAACGAAACAGTTACTTGAGGAATGTTTGAAGTTAATTCAAACTGTGAGAGAAGGGCTGCAACACCTGAATCTTCACCAACAACCGCGAAGGCTGAGTTACCGGAAAGAGCTGCACTGGATACACCTGTGAAGGATGTATTCAGGTAGTTATAACCGATTTCTTTGCCTGTTACGTTTGCTTGGTTGTAGATTGAGTTAGCGGCTAAGCCGGAAGAATTACCGTCTGAACCGTTACTTGATGTGCCAAGTGCTGAACCTTCATACTTGTAGCGCATTGCGAATGCTAAGCCAACAGGACCAGTCATAGGCTGTACACCAACGATCTCATTTGTGATGAGCTCAGGGAATGTACGGCGAATCATTGGGATGAGGACTTTTGGCAGACGTGCGTCACCAGTTGCGTAGGTATCGCGGTTAGGTACTGCGCCACCGTTGACATTTAAATTGCCACCTGTAGCACTAAATACTGAACCGTTACCAGCTACGTTTGATGCTTCAAAGCACCACTTTTCTTGGTTCTCAAGAAGGATAGCGGTGTTCAAGCGTGTGTGTTCGTCTGAGATAGCTGCAACTTTGTCTGAAGTGTAATCCAATACTGGAGTCCACTTCTCAACTAAAGCTTCAGCTCTCGATTTATCGATATGTAGAAGTTCCATAGTTATTTTATTTCTCCTTTATAAAAAGAATATTTTCGACCTTATTTGTGAGGTATGAAGGATGACCTTAGTGTCTAAGTTTTAACTTAGAACCGTCAAGCTTCTTCATCTCATTCAGATATCCGCCAACAGGAGATTGACTCTCAACTATTGGTGTAGAAATGACCTCGTCTTGTGTCTCTGTTGCTTCAGGGCGGTCAACGGCCTCAACGATCCGTCTTGTAACCTTCTCCTTAGCATCTTCAACTTGTTCGGAGGTTTCTTTCTCGAACATCTCAACTACGTACTGATAGTTCTCTTGAATGTACTCGGGTGACTTACCTCTGAGTAACTTACTGACATATGCCTTAGTACTTTGTGGCATATCTTTTGTCTTTTCTTCAAGCAAAATTTTGGCTTCAGCGTTATTTAACTTTGAGTTAAGTGCTGTATTAGCCTCAAGTGCTTCATTCAATTCCTTCTTTAAGGAATCGATTGTTGTCTTACCATCAATGAGAGCGTCTTTGATCTCTCCATTGATAAATTCTTCGTTAATACCAACAAGCTTACGAATCTCGTCAAGAACTTTGCGTGAGCGAATATTTTCAACAGCTTCATTTACTTGTGATGTTGGTACTACTTTTTCAAGATACAGATCCATGTAATTTGAAATCTCATCCACTAAACGTGAACGGAAGGATTCTGCTTCTTCTTTTAAAGTTGTTTCGTACTTCTCAACTACAGTCTCTAACTTTGCTGTGTGGTCTTCGTCGATCTTTGTAAGTACTGCTTTGAGCTTTTGGGCATGATCGAAATCAATTGTCTCAACAAGTTTTTGAAGCTTTGCTGTGTGATCAGAATCGATTGACTCGATTAATGATTCGAGCTTAGCAGCGTGATCTTCATCGATCTTTGTTGTTGTTGCTTCAACAGCAAGTTCTGCTCTTTGTTCTGCTTTTTCATTTACAGCAGCTTCGAATGCTTCGTGTACTGCGGTTAAGGTTTCTTCTGTGATGAGATCCTTAAACTGTTCTTTGAGAATTGATTTGAAGTCCATATTTGTTGTATATTTATTTATTCTAAAAGGGTTAATTTTCTTCTTGATTTATGTAAGAACGGATTTTATTTTTGATTTTAGCTTCAACGGCGTCTTGTAGAGCTTGTTGAGCTTCGGAGTAATCTTTATTGGCAATCTTACCAATGAAGCCGGTAATAGTTTTTTGTTCTTCTTGTGTCATATGTTAACCTAATTTAATCTTGTTAATGAAACCAATCAAGGCCTCTCTTAAGAATGTATCTGTGCCGTGTTTAGGCATGTTAGAAAGTTTTTCAGTAAGTTCTGCCTTAGCGCGTGCTGAGCATTCGATGATTGAACCGTCAGGACGAATCATATACTCTCTTGACTCCATAACGGACTCAAGCATAGCATTTTGTACTGAAGGTTGGTGAACAACATCCAAGCAGATAAGATGGAAATTTGAAACGTGTTTAGCGTCTGACATCTCTTGAATATTACCTAAAGCACGGGAAGAGATACCCATTTTAATTCCGTCAGTAATAAGCGACTTAAGAAGTTGACCCATTGGTGTATTAAGCACTTGAGACTTACCCATGAAGTAATTACCATTCTGTTTTAGTTCTGTAACAAGGTGACAGGCATTGACAGGATTAACTTCAGTTGATTGTGGGTGGTTCATTTCACCGATAGCTCTACGGGACTTAACCATTTCATCAGTATAGCGGTTAACCTCTTTAACCATTTCATCTAGTTTATAGATACGACCGTTTTGATTCTTTTGCTCGGCCATTAAGAATGGACCGGTGATGTAGAGTTTTTGTTCACCTTGACGGTTTTTTTCCTCGATCATGAAATCGAGCCCGTCATGGATATCTTCGACTAAAAATTTAAGTCCCATATGTTTCTATTATTTAATCTACCAGGTTGTAATTTCTCCAGTTAAAATAGCATAAATATTGCTACTATGTTTACAGCACTATTAGCTTTTACAGCTTTATTGGTAGCCGGTTGCGGGGCTTATTTTTCCGTTCTCGGCATAGCAACACTATTCTCTGGTCACTTTTGGCAGGTAGCCATTATGGCCGGGTCTTTAGAACTAGGTAAATTAGTCGCAACCTCTTTCTTGTATCGTTATTGGAAGAAGATTATTTGGTTTCTTAAAGTATATATGATAAGTGCCGTATTGGTGCTTATGGTTATTACATCTATGGGCATTTTTGGTTATCTATCATCTGGTTACCAGGTTAATGCCGGTAAAACAGAATTAATTGATAACAAAGTAGCTCTTATAGAACAGCAAAAGACAAATATTAAAAATGAAATTGACCAGATTAACGCGCGTATTACTACACTTAATGAGGCTCGTAAATCTCAGGAAGCTCGTCTCCCGCAAATGTCACGCCGCTCTGCAGCACCCGTCTATGAGGACATGGCAAGAGCAGCAGAAGAGATCAAAGGGTTAACAGCTAGAGCACAAGTGCTTCAAACAACAGTATTTGAAAAAGATAATGAGCTCATTACATTGAGTAGTGAGGGCAATAAAGTACATGATATCGGTACGTTTAAATTTGTAGCCGAATCGGTCGGTTTACCTCTTGATACAGTTGTAAAGATTTTTATTATCTGTATTGTATTAGTGTTTGACCCATTAGCTGTAGCTTTAGTATTAGCTTATAATATTGCAAGAGGTGGCTCAGTACTAAAAGAAACTAAACAACTATTAGTAGATCAGCCAATTCCTGCTCAACCAAAGACTAAGACAATTATAACAGAAGAAATTATTGAAGAGGTTATACCTGAGTCAGGTAAAACAAGAAAATATTCAGCTCATCAATCTTAAAGGCCTAAATGTTTTTCGGTAAGAATAGTAAATTCGTAACCCTTCTTCTTGCACCATTGCTCGGCTGCCTGCCACTTAGCTCTGTTTTTTACGTACTCTGCTTGACGCCGTAATAGAGCTTTTGTATTCTTACCTGGTTTAGGTGGCTGAGTTTGAATGGAGGGTTTAATCTCTATAAGATACTTTTTAAATTCACCGTTTTTTGTTTTAAGTGTTATATTAGAATCAACAAAGTAACGAGATACTTTTCCAGTAAGAGGATTTTGATAAGGTACTATAATTGATTCTGAGCCCCATGATATCACAGCAGGGTTGTGGTCACACCAGCGCATGAATTTGAGTTCATAGGAAGATCTCCATAATATCGGAAACGTGCCTGCATATTTTTGAGGGTACACAGGCTTAAAGATGCCTTGTTTAAACTTTCGATTACGTTTAGGTCTTATCGTGTTCATACAATTTAAAAAGTTCCTCTTTAGTTATAGAGCATTGTTTATGTTTCTTTAAATTATCTTTTTGTTCAAGCATTTGTAAATTATATTTTGATGCTATTACTTCACATGGTATTTTGTCTACAAAACCTTGTAATACACTATATTTGTGATCAATGTGATATAAACCAGAACCGAACCCTCTTTTTAGTTTTGTAGGGTTTATTATGTCTCTGTATTTTTTGTAAGTTTGTTGTGTTAGATAGGTTACCTCTGCTCTATAGTCTTTAAAAAGGGTCAATACTTCTCTTTGATTTTTAAGTTTCATTGTTTGAGCTCTTCTTTTAAAAATTTTATTTTTTTCTTCTTCTGTAGCATTTTTCCACCATTTATGAGCCCCGGTTTCTAGTAAAACGTTTTTAACAAATTTCTTTCTATCTTTTAAAGAGAGTTTATTTAACCAGCCAAATTTTTCTTTTCTTTCTTGTTCGGTTAATTTTGCAGCATTATTTTTTCTTGTATTAGAAATTTTTTTCCTAAACTCTGCTTTTTCTTGAGGTGTTCTATTAGCATGTTTGTTTTTTAAATTAGTTTTAACTTTATTAATATAAACTTGATATTTGTTTGAGTTGTTTTTAAGGTTTTGTTGATGCATTATACCCCCACATTTATGACTACAGGTTTTTTTATAACCATCTTTTATATTAATAAATTTAGTAACACCATTACATATAACACAACCACTATAACAATTATTTAAAATATACTGATCGTAATATTGTTGACTTGTTATTTTATGTTGATATTTTATATGCTTAGCAAAAGACAAAAAGTTTTTAAACTGCTGTTTACAAATACAGCATACAGGACCTACTTCTTGCGGTTCACAAATTAACATTTCCAGCGTCTTCTTGCAGCGCAGCCCCTTGTATCTTTACCTGCACAGCCACCTGCCGGGATCCATGCTTTACTTCGAGCACAGAAGCTTTTTCTGCGCTTAGATGCTTTTGAACCCTTTTTAACCTTGCCAGTAACAGGTGCTTTTAAATTGGAACCTGTTGCACGGTTGTATTTTGCTCTACCTTTAGCTGTTAATCCTCCGCCGCGGCTTACGGGTAATTTCTCACCACGCTTAATAGAAAGGCTGGGCGCTTTTTTTTCTTCTAAAATTTCTAATACTGTATTATCAAAGTTCATAAAAGTAATTATCCAATAAAGAACATAGCACCAGTTACATCTTCGTAGGTGTTTTTAAGTTCATTTTCTAAAGCGTCCCTTTCAGCAATACCTTGGGACATAAAGTCTTGATAGTTAACTTGACCCCCACCGAAGAGATTTGTACCACCGAATTTACCTCTCACATTACCTACTACAATCTTTGAAAGAGCTAAAGCATATCTGTAAATCCATCTCTCATTAATAAGATCTTTAACAGGTCTTTCAAGATAGCAGCCAACAACACCAAGATAGGATTGTTCGAGAATAGGTTCAGGAAGAATTCTAAGAATCTGACTTTTAGGATCAAATCTATAGTGAGGGGTCATTGCTAGGACTTTATTTCTAGTATCAATAAATCCTTTAAGTACTTCCCAAGTTACCAAGTCAAAACCGAAGTTACCGACCATATAACTAGAATAGATTTGCTGGGCCATGGCCTGCTCTAGCGTAAAGAGTGTATTAATGCCTGTAGTTTCACCGTATGTAAAAGAGAAGCAATCTAACACTCTTCTATAGGAGTTTAAATCATAATCATACCCTGCTGACAGGCCTGGTGTTAATGACTTATACATCTCCGGGGTTTGATTAATGAGAGTTGCTACATCAATGCCGACACCTCTTGTATATTTCTTGGAATCAAATACTAAGAATTCCTCTGTGTATCCGGCATACTTGGTAAAGAATTCCATAGCCTGGGCAATACAATCGTAAATCTGTTCATTAGCTATTTCAACGTTAACTAGAGGTTCGCCCATTTGACGACGAATTCTTTGAGCCAAGGCATCGTAACTTGTAATAACAGAGTTAAAGTTAGTAGATCCGGAAGTATATCTTGGCAAAACGTTCATATTAGTTATTTAATTATATTTCTTTTAACCCTCCGTAGTAACCATAAGGTTCAGTTTTTTCTTGATTAGTTATTAGATCTTGATCAACGATACATTTAGCTGCCTTATCATTTGATTGCTCGTAAGGTTGTACCAACTCTTCAGGGTTAGCTCCTCCAGCTTCTCTTCCGTACTCTTCATCATCGTTAAACTGCACATTAAGAGGCTCTGCTTTTGTACCAGGCTCGTATGAGTATTCCCAACGCTTACATTTTATAACCCAGATGTAATGACCCATAAGCTGGTTGGCATTAAATTGTAAGTTTTGATCGTCTCGTTCTGTTATTTCGTATACTGGGGCACCTCTACCACCAGGTCTGTCTCCATAACCACCATACTCAGCTAATTCAATAAGGTCTCCAGCTTTTGGTTCTCTATATGTTCCAAAGAACTCTTGGAAGGATGAAATATGTAACACACAAGTCATATCACAGTCAGCCATGATACCAAATTTAGAAAGCATAATGGCATCATTGGTAATATCAGTGAGCATTACAATAGGTCCAGCACTTACGAAAGGTGTTGTTGGATCTTCTCCGTAGAGGTAGTAATGAGAGGAAAGAGTGTAGCCATGGGTGTAGTAAGTTACTTCTGCACCATAATGCTCAATCTGTTCTTTCCAATAACCGGAGACTAAATTTCTCTCGTTATCGTTTATTGTTTTGTCTAGATAACGAACTTTTTGCATGTTAGATTGTTGTTAATTTTTTAATACCTTTTTTAAGAGAAGTTTTATGCTTTAGTTTTGTTGGGTCTTTGTAAAGCTTTTCTAAATCTGATTTTGCTTCGCCGAGGAATCTAGGCTTCTTTACCCATTTTTCTGTAAAGGGATGGTAGATGGCTGGATATCTTTCCTGATCTAAGTCTCTAATAGTAGGAATATAATGAATAGGGTGTTGAGTGCCAGTAGCTAATCTTCCGTTTAGTTCTTTGATTGTCTGAAGAATTCTCTCTTTAAGCATATCATCCAGGTTTGTCTTGTTAATCAAGACTAAAATGTTTATAGAACATTTTTCAGATGAGTTTTCTTCTAATACAGGACCAACAATAAAGTAATCCCAAACTCTTTTTCTAGCATACTCTTGTTCTGCGGAATTAATACGATCGATGTCTTGAAGTATTTGAGCTTTTATACCAGGTTGTAATTTTGGATCTCCTCCACCAGGAAGGAAATACCAAACACGAGGATCTAAAGAATTAGGAGATACAGGGTCTGTATGATACGGAAGATAAGCTTTATCGAATTCCTCTTGAAACAATTTCTTCATATATTGTATTTAAGCTTTTCTCTATAAACAGAAACGGCCCCTTGCGGGGCCGTCTTTTTAATTTCTGTTAATAATTCTTACTTGAAGAATTCGCCCTTTTTGACGTTACCGACTTCAGCCTTACCTTTTGGTGACTGAAGGGCTTTGTTGAAAGGCTTAGCTGGCTTGAGCTCTGGATCTGATTCAACATCACCGCCGTGAGCTTTACCACCGTGGGGTTTTACTGTTCCGGCTTTGTTGTTCTTGTTTTGAAGAACTTTACTCTTATCACCGAGTGGCTTTAATTCAGTAGCTTCACCCATTGGCTTCTCTTCTTCTTTTTCTTCTGACTCTACTTCTTCTTCAGCTGATTCGTCACCGAATTCCATTTCAGCTTCGTCTTCTTTTTCTTCTGAACCAGCCTCGTCAGTTACTTTATCGAGAATTGTTTGAAGCTTACCCATAAGATCTTTAAGATCTGAAACGAGATCTGACACTTCATCAGCTTCACCTTCGAGCTCGTCTACCATCTCTTCGTTTGAGGCTGGTACTTCAACTTCCATTGAATCGGTGGTCATATCTTCCATCATGTCTTCATTGATTGTGGCTTTGAAAAGCTTTTCAAATGAACCTTCAAATGACTTCTTAGGAGCTTCTTCTACTGAATCCTTAAGAACTTTTGGAGCAGCAGCTTTAACGTCTGTACCTTCAGCTTCTTCTGGCTTTTTAACGTCTTTAACCTTATCTGGGCCTTGGCCAGATACTGGTTGGGCTTTTTTGCCGTGAATCATTGCGTCTAATTCTTTTTCACCTTTAACTTTGTTAGAAGGTACTGATTCAGAAACTAGAACCTTTGATGCATAGATTTCTTCGAGAGGATTTTTCTTCATATGTTGTAATTATATTTATTCTAAAGGGTATGTTTTTTTATGTTAAAATTAGAGATGATAGGGATCTAAATGATGTACTAAGAGTATTATAAGTTGTTGAGGTATTAGCAAATCCAGTTAATGTTTGAATGAGTGTATTGAATTGTGCTTTAAATAAAACATCTCTTGAACTTAATTGAACGGTATTTGCGCTAACATTTGCTAATCCAGTATCGAGTAAAACGTAATTGTTATTAATAGCACCCAAACTATCTCCAATACATTCACTTTCTGCTATAATTTTATCTATAAATGAGTATGGCATATTATTATTTACTGTGGAAAACTAACATTACTAGCGGTGGATCGTAAAATTGACCAAGTAAAGTACGGGTTATAATACGACATTGGGTAGTTCCTGGGTCAGGGAAAGGTTCAGTTGGACTCAAATTTACTACTCCTGAGTCTACACCAGTAGTGCCTGGAGGTAGAGGAGAGACAGTACCAGTAACTATAAACCCTTTTGTTAAACCAGGGGGAGCAATATTAACAAGATACTTACCCGTATCTTCTCTTAAAACGTTTGTTATATTGTAACTACTTTCGATATGCCGGTTTATATTGTTAAAGTTAGTTGTTGCTTGGCCGTCGTTACCTGTTGTTTGACGGCCTCTAAAATTAACCCATGCACTTGCAAGTCTTGGGGTAGCAGATATTGAATTAATAATAGTTGTTAGGTTATTGAGTGTAGTATTGATCTGTATAAGATCACTATTAACAGTAACTATCGAATCTTTAATATTGCTGTAATTTCCATTAATAGCAATTAATGAATTACCAATACATTCAGATTTATCAATAGTTGTTATTGTAGGTACTGTTGCCATTTGTTCGTATATTTATTTAACAATCTAAATTATAATATTCCAATATAACTTTAAAGTTTTCCCAAAGATAGCCTAAAGCCCGGTTTATAACGGCGCTAGTAACTATTTCATTTTGACCAATTGCAACTGAGTCTTTATTGTAAATTGGTGGTTTGTATCGTTTACATGTACCGGAGTTATTATATAGTAAAGTGTTTCTAAAAATTTCTATATTGTCCCAAAGTCTATGCAACGATTTTGTATATACCCAGTTCTGTACATACTCTTCATCGTGTATCATTATGTCTTTTAATGACCAGTATTGACTCGGTAATTGAGACTTTAAAGGTATTAAAGTCATTGTATCAACAAACTTTAAAATTTTATTATCATTAGCTACTAATAGATTGCGATATTCGTCATGAAATAAATCATTAATATTGTCTACACACTGTTTATTATTAATAATTGTGCCACTGTAACCACCAGTTCTAAAATGTCTAATAACTTGAGATTTAGTTGCTATATAGACTATTTCTCGATTGTAACTTGTAGCAATTTTTCGTAAGTTAGTTAACGGTATTATATCTTCCCCAGGGAAATATTCGAATAAAAATTCTCCCTGATATGTATAAACCCGTATTACTTTAGCTGTTAAGATATGTAAATTATTAGCAGAATCGACGCAAATGTCTATAGGTGGATCTTCTCTAAAGTATTCATCATCTCTTAAAGTAAATAACCAACTACCTGTATTTGTAAAATGTTTAATAACTTTATTACCGGAATCTACAACCCAAAGGGAGTCATACTGGTCAATATGTATATTAGTTGGGTTTAAGAATTTGGTTTTTGCTGAAGAACCACCTACACCTCCAAAAGTTGTAAATAGTGTCCAACGCTCCCCTGGTGAGTATTGTTTGTATTTATAAACGGCTATTTGGGACAGAGTTGAATCTAATATAAAGATTTTTTGTTCACTATCCAGTGCTATACTTTTAATATTAACAAACGGTGTTGTTTGATTGAATGTCGATCTTAAATCAAAGAACGTAGCGGTACGATTCGATGATAATACTTTTAATTCAGTGGTTAGAGCTCCGTAAATTATGTTATTGTGAGATGCAATTGCTGTATAGTTGCATCTATTTTGAGAATAACATTCCGGAATTGGATCGTAATAAAAGTCTAATCCGGGGATATTTACATTCCAAACCCCTTCGTCACATTTTGCAGTTGTTGCTATATCACAATCCTCAAGAGGCTGTCTCCATTCTTTTTGATATTTACCTCCTGTTTTAGTATCTTTCCAAGTTATTAAAGCAGTAGTATTTTCACTCTTACGAGCTGACCATTTCCACTCTAAGCAGTATTTACCTAAGCATGAAGGAACAAGCGATGAGAGAGTGCATGTTTGTTGTTCCCATCGACCACAATTAAACAAGGAGCCTGTCTCGGTAACTTCAGGTATTACTCCCCCGAGCATTAATTCGCTCCAAGTAACATATTGATTATCCGGAGACGTGCAATCAAGATCTTCCCATGTCCAGAGTGGGCAAGCAGTTACTCCCTGTATTACTGTTGGTTCAGAACCTAACCATCCATAATACTCATTATATGTATCTTGATAAACATTATTCCTTTTTGTTAGATATGTTAAATTGTCATAAAACTGTTTAATACATGAATTAAAGTTGTCACTTACTACCCAATCGTTAGCCCCTATTTGAGGTTGATTTTTCCAAGGTAAATCTAGTAATATTTTATCTATACTATAATATGAGTCCGGATCTACTGTATCGTACTTTTCAACAACATATAATAAACTTGGAAAATTATAAGTGTTTTTTACACCGTTAAGAACGTTATAACCAGCTATTTTAATATTTTTAATACCAGGTGTAGAATATGTAATTGTAATATCTTTACCAATATCGTCTCCAGTTAATATAACAGTCTCTCCTGCCACATCATCTAATTCAAGTTCTATAGCAGAAACAGCTCCGACTGTTCGCGCAAATAAATTTTGAAGAGTGATGGGTGTATTAGTTAATACGTATTTATTTGGGGTGTAAATGTTAATTTCGTAAGGAGGTATAACTGTCGATTGTTGAGCATAATCGATAGATGTTTCAATAACTGGCCAATCTCCTGCAGATACCCCTTGAGTAATATTAATAAAATTTTGTATTTTGTGTTGTACCCCTACTGTTACAAAAGTATTTCCAAAACGACTTACAGTAAAGCCCGGTATATCAACTAGATCTCCACCATAACCTGAATACTGCAACGAAAAGGTATAACTAGATCTAGCATCTTGTGGTAACAAATAAATAATTTTAGGCTCTGTATCAATTATCTTTTGAGCTGTATATGCTGTTAAATACCAGGTAGTAGAATATAATAAAGTTTGCACAGGTGCAACACCTGTAACTAAAGTAGCATATGTGAGGGTTTCTGGTTCAAAGCGCCATTTTTTAGGAAACGTGCCCGAACATTCAACGGTACCCCAAGAAGATGGGGTAGGTAAATTAGAAGTAAAGTCAGTACCACTACATTCATCAAATGTCGACCATTTCCAAATATACCCGTGTCGATCATAACAAGCGGAAAGTTCTTTTGGATTATAAATAGCTAAATCTGAAAATGCAGTAAACTCTACATCTAAGCCATTTATCGGTAAATAAACAATACTTGGTATACCTGGTATAAAGTTTGAGACAGTATTTAAACCAAAAGGTAGTACTTCAATATTTTGTCTTAATTTAAAATTATTCGAATTTGCAGAGCCAAAAGGTGTAATTGTGGAGGTATAAAACGGGTAGTACGTTTTTACCCCTGTTGTATCGTCATAATAATATGATGGACCTGAAGACAAAATATAGCTATTTGAAACTAATAAAGAAATTGGTAAAGAAGGGTAAAGCCCTCTTATTGTAGAAATAGGTGCAACGGCTACTGAAAAATCTGAAGAACCGAAATATGGGTATACGTTAACTGTATTTTCAATTGGTGGATTGTTGATAATCCAGTTGTAATTGTGATTAGGAATTGAAGCAGTACTTAAAATAATTTCTTCAGTGTGTCCTTCACCATAAAAACTTAACCCTTGAGACTGCGTTGATAAATTTGTAATACTACTTGTATCTATTTCATAACGTTCTTGAGGGGAAGCAAAGTAATATTTTGCCCATGCTATGAAATCAGCTACAGGGTAATTGGGTATAAAAGATGCTTTTATTTCTTTACTAAGAATATGCGGGCTGTACCAATCCGCAAAAGTGATATTATTAGGACCTGAAGTTGCAGATAAATAGGCTTGTACACTACTTAAACGTGGTGTTGATCTAGTAAAAGAGTTTGTAGCAGAGAACGTATTGTTTAATGTTGACGAATTATTTAGTGTATACCATGCTCTGTGATAGTTGGATGAAAGAGATGTACTTAAACTGTATGTTAAGCTTTGTAATTTAATTTTAACATCAAACGGGGTAGAGGATGTTAGTCTATAAAATAAAGTATCGGTTTCAGATGTTTGATTGTTTAAAAAGAGGGTAAAATCAATATTCGGAAAAGTGTCAAATGAAACTGTATAAAAAGAGGTTTGCCCGTCTTCTACATCGTAGTTTATGCATTGAAAAGTATGAGCACAAAGTGTGTATCTGGTTGTTTTATAGTCATACTGACTAGCTGAAAAAGAAAAGTACATTGTACCAATAGCAGAAACTGCATCTAAAGTTGCTGACTGATAAGGGGTGCCGTTTGGAGTACGGGCGTAAATGCCTTTATTAATAGGAAACGACCATGCAATTAAAGAATTTCCTGATGCTGGTGCAGTTAGTGTGTTAACTGTTGTCATCGCAACAGCAGTTAACTCTCTAAAAAAAGGAAGATTGTTAAATTTTACTGCTGAAATTGAAATATTTGTTAACTGCATTGTTAATATTTAGTTATATATTAGGTCCATTCAATGTTTAATAGATCGGTATTTTTAGGTATTATTTCTAAAAATGCTGCTCTTATATCATTTTCTATGGCTTGTTGTAGTTGAGGATCTGTTATTTCAGATTGATTTATTTTTATATTAAAAAAATTACTTTTATGACCCGGGACACGATGTTTAAAAAATCTATCTATAGATTCAACATACTGAAGCGGGGCAGTGGGTATATTCCATGTTATACTATCCCCGACTATTTTTTCTCTTATAAAATATTGCACAAGAGACGGATCAATTGCGTAGTCATATATTCGTACTGTATCAATATAACCATCCCAAATTAAAGCTTGTGAGTTAATTTCTCTATTTAAATTTTCAGATTTACCAGTAGGACATCCTATATGAAAGTTATTTTTATAGATGTATGTAATACTTAACTCCGGGCTAATTTCAATAGAATCTCGAAAATAGTTATCTACAATTAAGCTTAATTTTCGATTTTTAAGAGTTGCAACTATTAAATGCCATTCACTATTAACAAAATAAGATACAGGAACTGAAACTTTATATATAGTATTTTTATTACTGATTGTCGGTTCATTAACACCAACCTTAAATTGAATTTGTATATTATTATCGTAAAGAACTTTATTAAAAATACGCTTCCATTCGTATCCTGTAAAATCTCCTTTACCTAGAAATGTTAATGCTTCTTTATTTTGTAAAGCAGTTACCGGTTCAAGTGTATTAAGTTTTTGTGGTAAAAAGATAGTTTGTTTAATTTCACCATCTAGAGTTGTTTGATAAAGTGTTTTTTCGTTGCTATGGTATATTAAAGCGTACCAAGTTTTAGTTTGTGTAGATCTAGAATAGCTGTATATAAAACTTATGTTTTTCACATCTGTGGTTACAGCGTCTAAACCAACATAAAAAAGAGATTTAATTTGTTTAGTGTTTATATCTATTTTATAAACTTTATTTGTACCGGCTAATACCCATAAATCGTTATTTGGATCAATATGGATATTTGTTGCTTGGGTGATAGTGTTTAAAAGTGTATTATTATAATAAAGATTACCAGTTAAGTTTATATGCCATTTAACATTATTAGAATCAAATTTAACGTCTAAACAATTTGTTTGTTTAATAAAGTTACCATTATAATCGTAGCAAATTTGTTGATTATTTTGATATGGCTCACTTGATAGATAACTTGTTAAAAGAAGATCAGAATCAAAAGTGTACGTACCAGATGTAGTTATAACAATGGTACTATTATTTTTATCTAGAATAGATAGTTTAGGTATTCCTAGTAATGATAAAGTGTTATTGTTTTGATCTCGGGAAACAGATAATAATTCTCCAAGATGGTTATATTTATGAACCTTATTAATTTCACTTGTGGCACTAAGTTCGTTTATAGTACTTATATTGAGCGGGGCTTGAACAGTTATTAGTTCCCCTTCTTGATTTATATGAACGTTAAAGTGATTTATAGGCCGTCCGTAAACAATTTGTGAATTTTTTTCTTCGTATAATAGTCCTTCTTGATTAAACAAGAAGAAGTGACCGTATGTAGTTTCAGGAACGACAAAAAAAGGATAATATTTTAAATTATCAAAAAATAAACTAACACCCCCTCTGTTTAAATTACCTAAAAATTGAGTGCTTGGTGATTCTAACCAGTTATTACTTTTAACCCAAAAAGCTATAGTGAATTCATCATTCAAAGTATAACTGTCATCATATGTGACTTGACAGTTTATAAATTTGTTATTATTAAAAGATAAAGTATTTCGATCTATATACCCAGGAGATTTTTCGTCGTTAATAAATTCAAATGTAAAATTTTCTATAGTGATATTATTATTATAAATAGAGTTATCAACAGGTTTTGGATCATTTGGGCATAAACATGACCAATTATCAATATCTAAACGAAGCTTAGATTTGTCGTTACCTGCAAAAGTTTTTACAAACTCCGCTGCCATTTTTTCTCCTTGATGGTAATACTGATACCATACCCCTGATTCAAATGTTAAAGTGGATGGTACGTCATAGTAAATCGGGTCGTTTTTTTGATAGTTTAAAAAACTTACATTACGCTTTAAAGCATCTTCAAACGTAAGAGAGCCAGGGTTATAATAACGGTCTAACCATTGTGGTGTTTCTGAAGAAACAGCATATAACCAAGAACAAAGCCAGGTTCCATCTTGTCTTTGTTGAGCTTCACCCCATGGGGTAGTATTACCGTATCCACCTAATTTTTTAAGAACCTTATCTGCTCCGGCAGGTATAGGTCCTGCTATAGCTCCAGCTCCGACTAAATTACTATCCTGTATATGTTGAGTGCTGGCAAAATAAGGAATGTGAAAAAAAGTAATTTGATCTTTATTAAAAGTAACTTCAGTAGTTAAAGCCTCGTAACCTAAATGTATTTTGTCAATACTTTGATCTTGATTAGTACCTGAATATATTCTGTAATATTCTCTTTGTTTAATATGGGAATCGGTGTGAGACATATTAATTTGTTGTTATTGGTGTTTTTGTATAACTGTTATCAACCGTAGCAAGACCACCTGCTGGAGTTACCACGTTTTTAAGATTAGCTATATTTATATTTGTATCGTTATTGCTTTTAACACTATCAAATGTAAAGCTTAATAAAAAGTTATTTGGATTATCATCAAATGTTTTATTAACAATTAAATTTTCATTATTAGCCGCGCTCTCTTTATCAAAATAATATGTCACGTAATCATTAACAGGTATAAAGCCATGTATACCGGTATTTACTGCAACATATTCTATATTAAAAATATAATCATTAATTACGGAGTTATTGAGTATGGTGCCTGTAGCGCGTAAAACTCCATCTGAACAAAAACCTAAATATCGGTAACCGGTGTTTGTTTTGGTTTTAAATCCTACAGTATTCCCTTGTATGGTGCATATAAATCGTTGACGGTAAATACTTTCAGGATCTAAAGTTTTTTCAACTAATTGTATTTCGTATGGGTAATTTGCATCAACTTGAATATATTTTCGTTCAACAATAAGTTCGACTTCATTAGTACCTAAAACTGGAGAAATATAAATTTGAGTTGCTGACGGAGAAAGGTATAATGAATTTAAAACGGTGTTATATGAAACATAATAACCAGGAGATATTCTAGGTTTTAAATAAACAGAGCCAAAAAAGTTATTTTCGAAAAGTTTGGTAGTAAAAAAAGAACTTAAATTAACCGATGATGTTAAAATTAAACAAGTTTCGTTATTAAAAGAAATGTCTTGAAACCTATTAGTGCTTTGTAAAGTGTTTATATGAAGACCTGTATCATAGGTAGTCTTCTCTTTAATTAAAGGTTCTGTTATATTATATGTATACTCAAACTCTAAAGGACGTAGAGCTGATAAAGGTATATATTGAACATCGGCCATATTCAATAATACTTATTAGGTAATATTAGTTTCTTATAGTACAGATCCGGTATTACCTAAAAGTATAACGTTCGTACGATTGAAGTTATGATATTTCAAACTTCCTTCGCTGTTTAATATAGTACGTATTTCTGTATATTCAGCAGTTTGAAGATCCCCTGTTGTTCTCTCAATAGAAGAACTATAAGGACCAGTTAATAATAAATCTTCTTCAAAACCTAGTGTACCGCTACCAGCAAAACATAAATGATAGGGTGCTAAAGAAGAGCCATCAAAAGGCCATTCAAAATTTAATATATGGCGACCTGTATCTTTATAAGCAACATTCCGAACACCGTAATTTTCAGTTACTATACACTGTTTAATAAACATACTACCACTTGCGGATTGAGATATGCTAGAGCTTAATTCATAACTATATGGGCTAAAAACATTTGTAACCCTATATAGACCTGAAACCGGAACTGAAGCGGTTATCCCAGACAAGGGTGCAGCATTAATAAAATATGCATTAACTAAATGTCCGGGTTGAAGGTTGTTTTGAAATTGTAAAAGAGTTTGATCGTATGTAATAATTACATT